TATTATTCAGGAACCTGGCATTGCATATACTTTAGGTATCGGCGGTGGTAGTATTGTATTCGCATCTGCTCCAGCATCTGGTGACACTTGTCATATTGTTTTGCTTGGTGGTGTTGGTGGCACAGCTACTCCTTCAGATGGATCGGTTGACGCATCAAAATTAGTTGCAAATCTAAAAGATTATTTAGAAGATGAATATGTTGCAAATGGATCACAGACAACTTACACACTAACACGAGCAGTTACCGGAACAAATCAAATACTATTAACTATTGATGGCATTGTTCAGCCGACATCAGCTTATTCAATATCAGGAACAACTCTTACAATTTCACCTGCACTTCCTAATACTACAAATGTTCGAGTTGTTCATATGGGTATCGCAGGAGCTTTTAATGCTGCCAATTCTATAACATCTACTATGTTATCTCCTACAGGAGGTACAGCTAACCAGGTTCTTGCTGTAAATGCAAGTGCAAATGGTATTGAATTCCAAACAGTATCAAGTGGTGGTGGTTCATCTGACTACGTGCATATTAGTACACAAACAGTTACAAGTGCTACAGCACAAGTTGAATTTGATTTAAGTAGTTCAGACTATGGTAGTTATCATATTATTGCGCATGACTGTGCTTTTACTGCCGCACCTGTAAATGAATATTGTTTATATTTTACTTTCTATCAAGGCGCATACAATAGCAGTGAACCTTGGACAAACAGAATGAGCCTCTATTATCAAAGAGGAGCAGAAAGCGGTAGTAGTATAACAACAAGTAGCTCTTGGACATATCAAGTTGTTATGAGAGCAGGGAGTACCCCAACAACCTCTACAAAGTTTGGCTTTAGTGGAATGATTGGTGGGCGTACTAATAGCCCAGTTGATCTTAATGGTTATTTTGTTACAGGAACAAGTGCTTCTGGCGCGCCTAGAATACGTGGTATTGCGCCTAACACTAGTAATAATATGACATATATGTTGATTAAACCTAGTACCACAACTTTTGCTGCAGGTAAATTTGCACTCTATGGATTAAAGGACGCATAACATGAAAAAAATAGTAAATAATGTTAGTGTTGATATGACTTCGCAAGAGATTGAAGCATATAACCAAGCACCGATTGATATGTTACCTATTATAATAAGAGAGCAAAGAAATGAAAAGCTACTGCAAGAAGTAGATCCTCTAGTAACTAACCCTCTTCGGTGGGCTGAACTAACAGAAGATAAACAAGCGGAATGGACACAGTATCGCACTGACTTGCTTAATATACCAGAACAAGCTGGTTTTCCAGATAACATAACTTGGCCTACAAAGCCGTAACTTAATAGGAGCCTAAAGTGGCAATTCAGAAAATATCAAATGCGGTTTTAGCTGATGGATCGGTAGATGCTGGAAGTATCGCAACTGGTGGTATCACTATTGCTGATATTCCTGATGGCGAAATTACACTTGCTAAATTGCATACTGCGGTTCAATCAGAAGTTAATGCAGTAACAAATAAACAAGATACATTGGTATCTGGTACACATATTAAAAGTGTGAACGGTGCTTCTATTTTAGGTTCAGGTAACTTGATTGTTGGTGCTCAGCAAGATGTGTTTTATGAAAATGCTCAAATTGTATCAAGCAACTATACTATAACAACAAATAAATCTGCAATGAGTGCTGGACCAGTTACATTGGATACCAGCGTAACAGTAACTATTCCTAGCGGATCAAGATGGGTGATTGTATAAATGGCTAAGTTAAGAATCAATGGTGATAGCTCAGGTTATGTAGACTTGGAAGCCCCGAATGCTGCTAGTAGTTCTACACTAGACCTTGATCAGGTACCACAGAAGAATGTTGCTAATACTTTTAGTGAAATAAATAAATTTGCTGAATCTGTTGCTATTGGAGGTACTCATTCTCCTTCTAATAATTTAGATGTTCGCTCAACAGGACAAGCTATTGTTAGAGTTGATGGAGCAGGATTATATTATAACGGTATTAAGATTAGAAATAATTATTCATCAGTCCAATCAGATTGGAATATAGGTGCAGCTGGTGGTACCTCAGGATGGGGATCTGCTAATGGAACTTTTATAATAAGAGATGATACCACAAACTCTACTGGATTAGAAATAGAACAAGGTGCTGGCAGTAATACAGCAGCATTACATATTAATTCATCTGGCTATGTCACAACACCTGAGCAGCCAGCGGTATCTGCATATCCTAGCGTCAACGGGAACAACACTATTGCTACTGGAGATCAAACACTTCTTCCATTTGGAAGAACATTATTTAACAATGGAAATCATTACAATACCTCAACAAACATATTTACTGCACCTGTAGCTGGATATTACTTCACTTCAGCTAATGCAAGGTGGGAAACAGCTTCTTTTACTATGTCTGCCTACATTAGATTGTTTATAAGTAAAAATGATGGCGATTATAACAGTACAAGAATTCATGTTATCAACGGTAATAATGAAGCTTTTGCTAACTACATGGCAATGAGTTGTTCTGGTATTGTTTACTGTAGTGCTGGAGATACTTTAAGACCAAAGGGTGGACACAACGGAGGAACTTCAGAACTTCATGGAGAATCGTCTTTTCATGTTTACCTTCTCGGCTAACTTAGGATAATAAAATGTCAACATTAGAATTAGAAAACATAAAACATCCTGATAACTCGGGCAATAACATTGAGCTTGCTGCAGATGGAAGCCTTGGAGCTACTACATTTACAGGTGGTGCTTTAAATGTAAATAATACATCACTAACTTTAAAAAGTCAAGGAGAAAGTGGTCCTTTTATGTACCGTTCAGGCGGTTCAGGAAATGATGTAAGATTCTACGCATCAAATGGAACAATTGCGAGTCCTACCGCAAAGACAAATGGTCAGAATGTAGGACAAATACATTTTCATCCGCATGATGGAACCAATTACCGACAGGTGGGAAGTATTCTAGCTTATATGGCAGGGAATGCATCTACAAACAACACTCCAGTGGGACTTAAATTTTATACTGGCTCTACTACTAACAATCTTTCAATGACTATTAATGAAAACGGTCATGTTACAACACCTAGTCAGCCAGGGTTTAGAGCGTCTAGTACTATTGGTAACATTAATACTGGGGCAATAGTTCAATATAATGTCCAAGATTGGGGTAATGGAAGTCATTATTCTACAGGCAATAACAGATTTACTGCACCTGTCTCTGGAAAATATTCAATACATTTTTCAGTAAAGGGAATTAACATCGGCGCAGTATACGCTAGAATTAAAAAAAATGGAACACATTACGGACCAGCGTTAGAATTTGATAACGACATCGGCTCAGCACACACATGCATGAGTTTTATTGGAAGCATGAATGTAAATGATTATATTGAAGTATGGGCAGGTTCTAATGTTAAAGTAGACAGTGCAGATTCATTTTCTGTTATATTAATAGGATAAAAAAATGGCATTAGTATTAAATTCAAACGGCGCAATCACAGCAAGCAGTGAAGATATTGACTTTGGTGCTACAACTGCCGTGACTGCAAAGGTATATCAAAATGCAAATAGTAGTGCAGATGACTTTACTATTGCATCAACAGACAACGCAATGATTATTGGTCCATTTACCGCTACAGGTGATATAACGGTCAATGGTACATTAACTATAGTTTAAGGTAGGAATATGGCAAGTGAATTAACAGTTCAAACATTACGAGGTCCTACAAGTGGAGCTAATGCTGATACAGTATTAATACCTAGTGGTCAGACACTTCATGCACCTGGGCATGTTATTCAGACAGTGCATTCACAAAGCGCTTTATCATATTCAGCAATCACTTCTACATCATTTACCGCATCAGGATATACTGCTGTTATCACTCCAAAATTTAGTAATAGTAAAATTTATATTCATGCTATATGGAATTCTAATTGCACAACAGCTAATGACGGACATAAAGTAAGAATATATCGTGGAACAACAAACATTACATCTGGGGAAGGCCAACTAGCATATACGGCAAATGGTGGTACTAGTAATGCTCATATGCCAGCTTCATTAATTGAATATGATTCACCTAATACTACATCATCAGTAACTTATGAATTATATCACGGAAGCCAAGGAGGAGGTACTGTCAGATTCGCTAATGATTGGACTCCAGTATCCTTTATCTTACAGGAGATCGCACAATGACCAGTACCTTATATGTTGATAATCTCGTCGAAAAGACAAGCGGTAATGGTGTGCATATTCCTGGGCATGTTATACAGGTTGCGGAAAATACTAAGGTTGGAAGTTTTGTTACTTCTTCAAGTGCTTTTGTTCCAAATGGGCTGTCTGTAACAATCACACCTAAATCCAGCACAAGTAAGATTATATTGTTTGTAAATTCCATGATTGACACAACAGATGATCGCCAAGCTCCTTGGACGATATATAGATCAATAAATGGCGGATCAGCTATAAACCTTTATAGTAGCACAGAAGGACTTGGCGCGGCTCAAAACACTAGAAGATACCCTCTTGGCGCGTGTGCTGTGGACACCGCGCACGGAACTACATCCTCCGTTGTCTACAGTTTGTACGTCAGGAGTTCTGGTAGCAATACTATTGAGTTCCCCCCGTTTAGTTCAATGACACAATACCTAATTGCACAGGAGATCGCACAATGACCAGTATAATTAAAGTCGATCAGATACAGACTGCTGCTGGTGCTACACCAACAGCGGCTGACTTAGGGGTAAATATTACTTCAACTAGTATGCCTACTGGCGCTGTGTTACAGGTTAAGCAAACTAATATTGCTGATGGTGCAGTATCTTTTAGTGGTGATGTTACAGATATTATATCTTTATCAATTACTCCACAATTCTCAAATAGTAAAATTTTGTTTACCGCCACAACTAATTTTGAGAGAATAACTAGTGCAAATGCTTATTACTATGCAAATATGGGTAGAACTATCAGTGGTGGATCAGCTGTATTTTTAACGAGAAATCAAAATGCCGCTGGGTATCAAGATACAACATATGTGAGATTAAATGGTACAAACTCTTATTTAGATGCACCAAATACTACTAATTCAATTACGTATGGAGTTAGTATTGATATGGCCGGCGCCGCAGGAACATTTAACGGAAAAGAATGCTCTATTACACTAATGGAAATCGCAGGATAAAACAAGGAAAATAAAATGACAACAATCGCAACAGCACTAACAGAGTTGGGGATTACGGAGTGGGTACTGCGTGGTGAACCAACTGATAAATCATCATTTCGTCATATGTTTGCACGAGTAATCGGTACAGATGCAAATGGATCTGCAATCGAAACAAATGACGAAGCAAACTGGGGAGCAACATGGGAAGAGATCGAAGCAAAACGTGACGAACTCATTGCTGCTGAACCAATGCGTCTACTCAGAGAAGAACGTGATCGTTTGATCGCAGTCACTGACTGGTGGGCAAGTTCAGATCGTACTATGACAAATGCACAACGTGCTTATCGTCAAGCATTACGAGATATCACATCTACTGCAACTTCTTTAGACGATGTTACGTGGCCAACTAAACCGTAATTATAAATAGATAAAACACAAGTATTGGAAG